GAGAAGGAGAGGGAGAGGCGACAAATAGTCTCGTATGTGCTGAGTTGGGTCTTGTTCCTAGCTCTTCTTTGGATAAGCTTCGGAAGGCAACTATACAATGGGTACTACAACCCCTAGCAGAAAACAATACTGATAAATATTTGTCGAAAAAATTTTGGGCAGATGCGAGCGATCAGTTAATGTATCAAGGTAAAGCACCTCAGTTTTCTGACACAAAAGCAGCTCGTATGCCCGCATTTTTTGAACATGCAAACACAAACCTACCCCAGTACGCTTAGTTTCCACTCAGAGAAACTCGAGAAACTGGTAGAGGATTTAGAAGCCAAGTTTGCTTGGCGTCCCGTCCACCCCAAGGAGGACTTAGCCTCCATCATGTATCGCTCCGGACAATGGGAAGTGGTACAATATGTAAAATCTATTTTAAACGAAGACAATGTGTCTATTTAGATCAAGCCCTGCACCTATGCCTACACCAGCTCCTATACAACCAAGGCAGCCTGACGTAGTGCAAGCATCAAGACTACCTAGCAAGAAAGAGTTAGTAGATCCTGACGAAACAGCAGGCGTAGAGTATGGTACAACAGCAAAAACTGCACCAAGAGGTACAGCTAAAAAGACTGGTACAGATGCTCTTAAAATAAATATTAACACTGGTACAGCCGGTGGTACAACGGGTGGTATGAATGTATAAGGCAAGGGAAAAATACTCAGAGCTTTCCTCCAACAGAACACAGTTTCTGGACATGGCAGTAGAATGTTCTGAACTTACCTTACCTTATCTTATTACAAGAGACGACAACTTTAAAGGCAAGCGAACACTGTTACAACCATGGCAGTCAGTAGGTGCTAAAGCTGTAGTCACGTTAGCAGCTAAACTTATGCTAGCGACATTACCTCCACAGACTAGCTTCTTTAAGCTACAAGTCAGAGACGACAAACTTGGCGAGACACTCGACCCTAACATGCGTACCGAGTTAGACTTATCTTTCTCCAAGATAGAGAGATTGATAATGGATTTCATAGCTGCATCAAATGATAGAGTAGTCGTACATCAAGCATTAAAACACCTAATCGTTGGTGGTAACGCACTTATCTTTATGGGCAAGGATGGTTTAAAAGTCTATCCTCTCTCAAGATATGTTGTAAACAGAGACGGTAATGGTAATGTTATAGAGATCATTACTAAAGAATTAATTGATAGAAAAGTTCTAGGGATAGCTAAACCTCCCGAAGAGCAAGGACCAAACAGTAATTACGAAGGTCCAACAGAAGACGACGCTGAGGTATACACCTGTGTTAAAATGGATGAGAGTAGTGGACGCTGGATGTGGCATCAAGAAGTTGATGGACAGATGCTAGAGGGTAGCCGCAGTACAGCTCCTAAAAACGCCTCACCATGGTTAGTGCTTCGATTCAATACAGTAGACGGAGAGGACTACGGACGTGGTAGAGTAGAGGAATTTATAGGAGACTTACGCAGTCTTAATGGATTGTCTCAAGCTCTAGTAGAAGGTGCAAGTGTAGCCAGTAAGGTTATATTCCTTGTGTCTCCCTCATCAACCACAAAACCACAGACCTTATCCAAGGCTGGTAACGGAGCTATCATACAGGGTAGACCAGAAGACGTAGGAGTAGTACAAGTAGGTAAGACTGCTGACTTCTCCACAGCTGCACAGATGGCGCAGTCAATAGAAAAAAGAATCCTAGAAGCGTTCTTAGTTATGAACGTAAGAAATGCAGAAAGGGTTACAGCTGAAGAGGTACGCCTTACTCAGCTAGAGCTGGAGCAATCGCTTGGCGGAATCTTCAGCTTGTTAACGGTAGAGTTTTTAGTACCCTACCTCAATAGAACTATGCTAATACTACAGCGTAGTAATCAGATACCTAGACTACCTAAAGATGTCGTAAGACCTAAGATAGTAGCTGGTATAAATTCATTAGGAAGAGGACAAGACAACGAAGCTCTGACTAGATTCTTAGCTACAGTAGCACAGACTCTAGGACCAGAAGCTATGATGAAATTAATCAACCCAACAGAAGCAGTCACCAGACTAGCAGCTGCACAGGGTATAGATGTTTTAAATCTAGTTAAGACTCCTGAGCAGATGCAGCAAGAGAAGCAAATGCTACAGCAACAAATGGCACAGCAAGAGTTAGTTAAACAGACTGGACAGATTGCAGGCACTCCTCTTATGGACCCAAGCAAGAACCCAGACTTAGCTAATCAAGCTTCCGCTTTGATGCAAGGAATGATGTCACCTCAAGACGCACCACCACCAGAAGAATAAATGGCAGAAGAAAACACATTTACAGTTACAGATAACCAACCAGAAACAGAAGTCCTTACCGAAGAGGAACAGGACTCTCTGGCTGTTGGTGAGAAGTTAGTAACTGAACAAGAAGGACTACTAGCTGGTAAATATAAATCAGCTGAAGAGTTAGAAAGAGCATACAAAGAGTTAGAATCTAAACTAGGACAGCAAGAACCAACAGAGAAGGCTGAACCAGAACCAGAAGCTGAACCAGAACCTACAACACTATCTGATAATGCTAATATAATTACATCAGCATCAGATGAGTTCTATGCTAATGATGGCAAGCTGTCACCTGAGACCTTACAAAAGTTCCAAGGCATGTCTAGTCAAGACTTGGTTAACGCATACTTAGAAGTAACTAAGAGTCCCGAATGGCAGGCAACTCCACCGTCAGAAGTACAAGACGTCACGGAAAATCAAATCAATGAAGTCAAAAACTTTGCAGGCGGAGAACAACAGTACTCGAACATGGTACAGTGGGCAGGCGAGAACTTAGATAAAGAATCTATCAAAGCTTTCGATGACATCATAGCATCTGGTAGCATAGAAACTATCAAGTTCGCTGTGTCTGGATTAAAGTCACAGTATCTAAATGCAGTAGGATATGAAGGAAAAATGATTCAAGGTAAAGCAGTAAGAGAAACAGGAGATGTTTTCCGTAGTCAAGCAGAGCTCGTAGCAGCTATGAGTGACCGGAGGTATGATAACGACCCAGCCTACAGGCAAGATGTTATCGAAAAATTAGAACGATCAGACAACTTATCATTTTAAAATTATGCCAGCAGGGAAAGGGACTTACGGAAGTAAGAAAGGAAGACCACCGAAGAAAAAGGTGTCAAAAGGAATGGCCGCACTAGCAAAAAAAGCACCAAAAGTTGCGGCTGCAATCATGAAAAATAAGAGGAAAAAGTAATGGCTAGAGACTTACTCGGAGAGACTCGTGCTTTTGTACTAAAGTGGAGATCCGACAGAGGTCTCGAAGGTACTAAAGCCTTACCAAATAGAAATGAGCTACCCTATCAGTGGATGGCTCCTTTCTTAAATAAAGTACAAGCTAACAAAGACAAGCTAAAAATAGGTAAAGCATAATGGCTAAAACGAAAGAAAAGAGAGTACCGTTTCCTTCTCTTATGTCAAAGCTAGGTATAAGTGACATCACCTCTCGCCCACTTAACACGGGTAAGACACAGGGATCTAAAAAAGAAGCAGAAATGCAACGATTCGCTGACCCTGCAACGCTTATAAAAAAACGTCGCAATCTGCAAATCCAATCTGAAAACTTAATGGAAAAAGATCTTGCAATGGAACCTGACTCATCTATCATGAGATACGTAACTGAAAAAGGTTTCTTTTTAGATGGTCAGGGAAAGTCGTACATGCAAACCGGCGGAAAGTTTTATGATGCTGGAGAGTATGATCTCGATATACATGGATTACCTGTACCTCTTGCACAGAAACAAAGAAGAAAATTACAGATAGCATAATGGCTGTAAAGAAAAAGAATGTCAGTCTCAAGATGGGAAAACACAAGTCCCGTACTGGTGGACTGACAGCAGCCGGTAGAAAAAAGTACAACGCTGCTACCGGCTCTAACCTCAAGGCTCCTCAGCCCGGAGGAGGTCCACGTAAACGCTCATTCTGTGCTAGGATGAAGGGTGTTAAAGGACCAATGAAAAAACCAAACGGCAAGCCTACACGTAAGGCTCTTGCCCTACGTAAATGGAAATGCTAACATGGCTAAACGAGGATTATACGCAAACATTCACGCCAAGAGAAAGCGGATAGCCGCAGGCTCTGGTGAGAAGATGAGAAAGGTGGGTTCTAAGGGCGCTCCCACCGCCGCTAACTTTAGACGTTCAGCGAAAACAGCAAAACCTTACAAGAAAAAAACTAAGAAAAAATGATAACTACCGATACTGATGGTAGAGAAAACATCTACCCAAACGAACCACCCATTCAACTATTACCAAAACAAAAACTAATGTCACCAGAAGCAGAAAGATTTAATGGCTGGGCAGCAATGCTCGGATTCGTAGCAGCTGTAGGAGCCTACGCAACAACAGGACAAATCATACCCGGAGTATTCTAATGTCAGCTATCTCTGTAACAAGAGGTACTAGCACTAGCAACTGGGAAAGATTTTGTCAGTGGGTTACAAGTACAGAT